ACTTTTAATAAATTAGCGTGTAACTCTTTAAACTCTCTGTCAGTATAGTCATTGGTTTTATTTACTAGCAAAGATTTATAACTAATATCCAATACGTGTGGTCGCTTATTTAACTCTGTACGAGTTTCTTCGTATAAGAGTTTACGTATTTCAGGATCTAAGTCATCTATTAGATCTTTTAGGGTTACATTCTTTGCCATTACGCATAATCCGCCACGTACATGTCTAGTACACGTTTAATATGTGCTGGTAGACTGGTGGTTGAAATATATTCGATTTGTACGGCATTTGTGCCTGGCGCTTTTGTTGAGTGAATTGCACCGTCGTTTTTACGATAGTAGGTAATTAAATCTAATAGTGCTAAGCGCAAGTCTTGCGGTACCGTTTCGTATCCTGCAAAGTAGCTTACAAGGTAGCCGTTAATAAGTGGCTCAAATCCCCGTGGATCAATACTAACTATGTAGTCTGCATCTTTAACCCAGTCTACAAACTCAGTTAAGTCGCTATAGGTTTGCCCATAGTCTGTGCTTTTTTGCACGCTTAAAACCTGTACAACAGGCGTTTCTTTTAGTATGATTGATCCGTATCCACCAGCAAACACTTCGGTTTTGACTTCGTTGTAGTAGTCTACAAATGTACGGCGGCAGTATGTTTTTACTAGCTCGCTTACTCGCGGAATTAAAAGATCGATTTCTGCATCTTGGTTGGTGGAGGCGATGCCAGCGTATGTTTTATATTCCGCTTTTGTGATTAAATTTGCTCCCATTTGGCATACCTTTCTTGTTTTATAAGTGTACCGTATACACTTATAAAACAAGACCCCGAAGGGTCTTGCTTATTTATTAAGCTACGTAACGTAGAGCTGAAACGCCAGCACCTAGGTTAGTACTAATTTGAGTCATACCTGTACGTAGACTTGCAACCATAACTTTACGTTGTGTTTCAACTAAGTCTTGTGTATCAATACGTAGACCACGCTGGTTACCAGCAATAAAGTTGCCTGGTGCAAAGCAAATTGCAGCAGCAGCACCTGCAGCAACAGAGTCAAACTCAGCGCTTACTAGTACTGGTGTATTAGCGATTGAACCAACTTGACCTGTTAGTAAGGTAGCTTGTGCGCCAACTTTTTCAACAGTTTGGAAGATTTCGTCATCTAGTAAGTCGTAGTAAACTTCTGTGCTTACGATATAAACTAGTTCAGATGGGTCTAGACCCCATGCACCTAGGTCTTTACGTAGAGCGCGCATACGAGCAACAGTTGCTTTGTCAGCAGCACTAATATCTAGTGTAACTGAGCTTGATGCGTCATAACCAACTAGACCTTGGACTGGATCTGAACCAGATCCCGCACCACGTAGCATAGCGCGGTCAACAGCGCGAGCAACACGACGGATCATACCATCACGAACGATAGGAGCAAGAGCAATTAGAGCGTCTTCGTCTTCTTCGTAAGCCATGTATTCGTTGGTAGCTACTTTGTAGGCATTTAGAGTAATCTCTTTTAGTGCGTGTGTAGCAGTGTTACCTTGAGAACTTGATGTACCGAAGGCTGAGTTAGCCATCCATGTTGCAACACCAGCTTCTGGGTTAACAGGAATAGTCATAACGTTTGTGGCCATTGCAATGTTGCGTAGGTTAGGAGCAACAACTAGACGACGGCGAACTTCAGCTTCTAGGTTTGTAGATACTTCTAGTTCCCAAGTTGCGCTTGGAACGTGAGCACCGTATTTTTCAACCATGTCGCGACCGAACTTAGTAGACTCTAGAGCCTTACCAGTCATCTTGGCAATCATAATTGCTTTTTCTTTGTCTGCATAAGACATACCGCCCTTGTCACCAGCAAAAGTCATTTTGGACTTTTGAATAGCTTCAATTTCAGCAGCTTTTTCTTTTAGAGCAGCTTCTAGGCCTGCAACAACAGACTTAGTTTCGTCAGCTTGAGCAGCAAAACGCTTTTCAACTTCGGCTAGTAGTGCTTCAGCACCGGTTGTGCTTGGTGTTGCTAGAGCAACAGCAGCCTTAATTTTTGCATCTAGGTCAGCCTGAGTTGCAGCAGCGGCAGCTTTTTCAAGAGCAGCTTTTTCTTGTGCAGCTAGCAGGGACTTAGTGGCTTGGTCGGCAGCAGCAGTAGCAGTGTCAGCCAACATTTTTTGTAATTGTTCTGGAGTCATTTCCATTTCCTTTGTGATATCGCTTTTTGCTTCGCCGGAGGCTTCTAGCCCTTTAGCTGAGTCGCTTGGGTTAGCAAATTGCATTTTGAAACTCTTAAATTCTTCGGCTGTGTCGAACGCCTTAGAAAGACTAAATAGTGTATTTTGATTTGCTGGCACAGACACAATTGAGATTTCGTGCAGTTCCAGTTCTTTTACAACAAACAGCTCTAAGGCTGAATTATATTCCGCATCAACGATACGGAAACCAATGCTAAAGGCGGTTAGCACGCCGTCTTTTACAAGATTATAAACATCACCAGCTGCAGCAGAAATTCGGGCTTTTACAAGCAGACCTTTCTCGTCAACTGTGTGTTCTGTCATTCTACCAATAGGTGCACTGTGATCGTGGTACGCTAAAATTACTGGATTTTTCAAGTAATTTTGAATGCCCTTTTCCCACACACTTGCAGGAACAATATCACCGTGTCTATCAACGTCATTTGTAGAAGCGTAGCCTTTGATGGTTAACATTTCAACATTGTCGTCTGAGGTAGTGTGCTCACTCTTTGTAAAAGAACTGTTTAAAAACAGGACTTTATTTTTATCTACCATAATACCCCTTTGTGTTATTCCTGAGCGGAGGCGGGACGTCCTCCAGTGCTAGGATTTGCTGCGCTTCCTGCAATATTTGCTGGAATTCGTAAATCGTCGTTACCAGTTTTTGTTTCGTAACGTAATTCTATTCTTGCTTCGTTTGGTGTAATAATGCCAGCATTTACCAATGTGGAGTGGTACTGAGCAATGTCTTTTAATTCTGGTTGTAGTGCACTTACTGAGCTAGTAATTGCTTCAACGTCGTAGCCAAAATAACGCTCAACTGCTGAAATAAACTTGCGATTTATTGGAAGTACTGTTTCTAAGTAGAATAACCGTAAGTTAGGAGCAATGTTTGCATTATTACCACCAGCCAATAAAATTGGAGGTACACCAATGGCTGTCATAATTTTTTCGCCATGAGTTTTGATTGATTGATCAAAGTCCATGTCTTTGAAGTTGGTTTCGGCCAATTGATGTGGCTTTAATCCCGAATCCAAAATAACTGGTCGCTTTCCGCCGTTTTTAACGTTGTACTTTTGCAACCAGTACTGAATTGTTTTTTCTTTGGCAACTTGCGACAGTGTGTTTTCTGTTGTTAGCACTAAACCAAATACTGCTCCATTGTCGAAAAAGTTTTCTTGGAACTGTTGCATAGAGTAAAGCAGCTTAACTGATTTGTCAGCTGATTCTAGTCTGCTTGATCCGCGATAGATTGAGTCACTGCTCAAGTCGCGAAAGTAAAAAACTTCTGACTCTTTGAAGTCTACGTAACCGTTGTAGCGGAAACCTTTGATAAAAGTTTTTTCATCAGTTAAAATTTCAACCTTGTCTGCTGGCAAGTGGTACATAAATATACCATCAAAGTGTATAAAAGCATTGCCTTCTAGTACAAAATCTGTGAATACTGCTGTACGGAAGTCTTGCGCTGACTGATAAGGATTAGGTCGAAAGTTTAGTAAAGTGTTTAGGCTCTTTTGACGAATGCCTGTTACTACACCGTCATTTACTTTGTCTTTGATATCGTAGTCTAGGCTGGTACAAGCGTTTACCAACAAGCTTACCGATCTGTTAACTGAGTCAAGCTTTTTAAAGCTTTGAAAATAGTTAAGTTTAGCGTCCGTGCCAACTTGCGTGCCTTCGGCTTCTGCAATTCGGCTTTGTGCTGGGTTCAGTTTTTCACGAACCCAGTCTTGTGATTTTGTTATCCAACTCATGTTTGCCCTTAAATAAATCTTGAGAAAAATGAGTTGTGTGTGCTTTGGGGAACTGCTTTATCACCATGAACGTGCTTTTCACGCTGGAGTTCGATCCAGCGCTGCTGTTTAGGTTCGGAACCTACTGCTGGAGCTTTGCCATAAATTGAATGCAGCGCTACATGATGCGGATTACAAAGGGTGTAAACTTTATCATATAACTCCACATGGTGCTCAGTAATAAATTCGTCACGAACAGCTAAGATGCCTTCGTCTGTTGATATATCGTAACCTTTGCGCGCAGCCCACGTTTCTAACAATATTGTAATTGAGTGTAGGTGATGAAGTTCCAAGTCTTTGTTAGTATCGCAAACAAAGCACTGGGATTTTTTATCGTATGCCGCCTTGGCTTTGTCTCTGACCCATTTAACAGGGATACGATTGTTTGTGTTCTTGGCCATTTTTTATTTGGACCTTTTTGAGATTACTAGTATTATACAGGGTATGCAACAAAAAGTCAATACCAGAATTTATTTTGCAGGTAGCCTGTTTTGACTTGAACACTCAGCCGAAACCGTGTATAATAGAATATTAAGTAGAATACCGTTTACAGCGTATATGTATACAACGCATAACGAATAGCATCAGCCATGTGAGAAAATTGATCGTGCTTTGGGCGTTCTTTTTGTAGGCCTTCTTTGGTATCCCAACGATATTGGTCAAACACCGCTAAGCTATGTGTGCAATGAGGAGCTACTTTTAAACGGCCCTGAGCTACCAGTGTTTGCACATATGCGATACCTGGTAACACGTCTTTCTTCGCTTTAGTTGAAGCCAGGTCGTAGATGTATGCTAAATCCGACGCAAACTGTGCTGCGGCCGAGTCAATAAAAATGGTTTCCACGCCCCAACGCTGACACATGGTTTTAAATGCTTCTGCGTGTTGGGCAGTGGTAGCTTCGTTGGCTAAGTACTCGTCTACAATCCAAAACCAATCAGTTGTTTGATCGTAGACAATTATCACAAAAGCTGTGTAGTCACGATAACCAGGGTCACAGCCAGCTATGGCTTCGCCTAGTAAATTTATAGGCGGTTCCATTACGTCTGCAGGCGCTAGTGAATAAATCTGACCCTCAAACACAGTGAAACTAGCCAAATACTCTTGTTCAAACTCAGCACGCGACATCGACCGGCGTGCTTCTGCCACATCCGACTCAGCCATGCGTGAATTCTCGGAATAATCCGCTTGAATCGACACCCACTCTGGAAATTCACTAGAGAAACCGCGTTGGTAGAATTGACTAAACCAGTTGTTACGTCCACGAGGGGTACTAATAAAAATGGCTTTTGCACCAGGCTTGTCTAGAGTAGGTCGTAGTGCAACGTTAAAAGCTGCTTCGCCGTCTGAGCCTAGGGCAGCCTCGTCAAAGATAATTAAGTCATAGCTTCGGCCAACGCACG